CTACGAGTCTGGCGACATCAATCTACTCTCAACAGAAATATCCAGTAACTAACTAATGACGATTAACAACGGGCGGTTCGAAGAACAGACGGCCGACGCTATCCTGAACGCAATGATAGCCGACGCAAAGGATTACTGGGATGAAGAACTTGACGACACTTCGCTAAACGTCATCAGGCGTTTCTATCGGCCTATCGCAGAGCGGCTTTCAGAGGCCCAGTCTGATATTGGACTTGTTCTCGACTCTGCTCAAATTGACCACGCCAGCGGGACCGCCCTTGACCTGCTCTGCGCCCTTATCGGTGTCAGCAGATACGAATCGGGACCCGCGACCGGTTACGTCACGTTTAGCCGAGACACGCCGGCTGAGTCTACATACATTGCCAGCAAGGGAACGACGGTCCAGACAGATGGTGCAGAGCCGACCCTCTACGAGACAACCGAATCTGCAACGCTCCGGCTGTACGATGGTTTCGAAGATGGCGACATCATAGAATACGACGGAGATAAAGCGGACTTCGACGTTCAGTCTACCACCGTTCTGGACGGGGGTAATTCGCTAAAGGCTGAAGCCGTTTCCGGCTCGAAAATATATAATAAAAACTGGACAATAAAACACGGAACAGACTTCCGCTTTTATACACAGGTAGATGCTGGCGGCATCTCGATTACTCATTTTTCATACCGAGACGTTGACAATACATATCAGGTGGTTGTTGACAACGCAAACGGTCGGGTCGCACTTGAAGTCCTGGAAGGCGGTGTGAACAGTACTGTTGCAGAAGATACGTCCGCATCTGTCCCAAGCGATGAACGAGTAAAGGTAAAGGTCCGCTGGGCGAGAAACGGTGACTTCCAGCTTTACTTCCTTGGCGGAACCGACAACCAGTTTGCGAGCCTGTCCGGAAACGACGATACCCACGAGAACGGCGGAATCGGGTTCGAGAGCGGAAACGGGACTGGTGCAAAGTATTGGGACTACTTCACCACAACTGCTGTTGACGCTCCAATTGCGGCCACAGAAGACGGCCCTGAGTCCAACACTGCACCAAACACTATCCAGACGATGCCGGACCCGCCGACCGGCATTGAATACGTCACAAACAAGAACGAAGTTACGGGGGGTAACAGTGCCGAGAAAGATAGCGAACTCCGGGAGCGGGCAAAGGTAGAATTGTCCGAAGGTTCTCGGGCGTCTGTTCCTGCTCTATTCGGTTCGGTCAGTGCAATAGAAGATGTTACCTCAGTCAGTGTGTTCAAGATAGACTCTGACTCAGACGGCTCTAATGACGGTTTCGAGATAGTTGCTGAAGGGGGAGACGCCCAAGACATTGCCGACGCCATCTTTGAGACGATGGCCGCCGGCGACACATCTTTTGGCGGCGTGAACGGAACGAAAGATTCTGCTTCGTCTGAACTGGATAACGGGCAAACGTTCTCTATTGACTTTTCCCGGCCGACGCCCGTCCAAATCTACGTCGACGCAGACCTGACGGTTACGGATACTTTTGACGGGAAAGATGCAGTCCGCGACTCCATCATTGACCACATTGGAGGCACCTTCACTACCGGAAACGAAGCACATGGCCTCGGCGCGGGCAACGATGTTGTTTTTGGTGAGATTGAATACTGGATTCGAGACGTAGAGGGAGTATACGACATATCTAATCTTACTGTTGACACTACGTCTAACCCGACCGGCACATCCAACATCACCATCAACGATAATGAAGTTGCAACCTCAGATGGAACAGACGGGTCGCTGACCTTCGAAACTACCCCGAAGTAACTAACTAATGGGAACAAAAATCAAAAAGTCTGAAACCTCCGAGTCTGGTGAGTACATCCTCCGCCGCCTTCCGGCGTGGATGCCCACTGATACCAGAACGGGGAATTTCAAACTTCTCGACACCGTTGGTCATGCAATTGACCGACTTGACGAGGATATAGAGACAGTTGACAATGCGATCACGCCACAAGAGGCAGAAACGGTTTCCCAACTGGAAGAACTCGCAAAGTTAGTTAGCCTGCCGTCGAAACAAAGCGAAGGAGTAGAAAAGTACCGGACCCGAGTCCTGGTAGAGTTCCAACACGTCACAAATGAAGGGAGTATCAATGAACTTGTTAGTAATGTTGCTACTCTTCTTGATGTCCCGATTGGGAAGATTGACTTTCGGAAAAACGGCCACGGTTCAGTAACAGTAGCAGTTCCAGGCAACGCACTTGACTCTCTCAATATCACAAACGCCGAGTTCGTAGAAATAGCAAAGAGTCTTGTCGCGGCTGGTTTTGAACTCAGTGCAATCCGCCGGGGAACATTCACGTACACTACTCCGACAGAATATAACAACGCAAACTACGAGGCCAGCAAAGGATATGATGGCCTCGATGCTGGCGGAAGTCCAAAAGACAATGGCGGGACGTACGCTGGCCTCATAGAGAAATAAAAGCAGACTACGACTCACCGAATACAATATGGCAAGCTATACATCAAATCTCAAAACATGGGGTTCTTCGGGAACTAAATACCCCGACGGATACAATTATATCGAAGGAGAACAGCCTGTTGACGAGTGGGACAACTTCCTCACGTCAGAAATTATCAGCGACATTAAAGACCATCTCGTTCCGCTCACTAACTCTCGGGTCGAAACCGACTACGGCGGGGCCGGCGGTGAACCCGGCTCACCCGAAACATCCCACGTTTACCACGACCAAGACAATGAACGCCTGGAGTTGTGGGACACCGATAAGGGGGCATGGCGGGACATCATGTTCCGCGACGGCGATACAATGGACGGGGCACTGGACATGGGGAACTACCCCATCTCTGGCGTCACCTCGTTCGAGGCTGACAGTCAGGTCACACTTAACCCCGGAACCGGGAACCTGACTGATGGCGGCTCTGTGGACTCGAACGCTGAAGTTTTCCGTGGCTACTACGACAGCGATGGCTCGACTTCGGTAACTGCCACTAACGTAGACGCAACGCTTCAGCACGTTGCGAACGAAGACGGCTCTTCAGTTTTCGATGCTCGTGTTCAAGGGACCGACATCCTTCGGGTACATAGTACTGGGGAAGTGACCGTACCAAGTGGCGATATTGTTGACGGTGCGGGACATACTGTCTACGATCAGTCGAATAACTGGGTTCCCCAATCCCGCTTAGAGAATGACAAAGTTACGGTCGCCGGTAACTTAGTCTCACTTGGCAGTTCAACCAACATCGAGCTTGGGGACCTGTCGAACGTCACAGCGAGCGGTGAAGGAAGTGGGAACGGATTTGATGCAGACACGGTTGACGGAAAACACGCCAGCGACCTCAATAAGTCACCAGTTAGCGAAAACGGGGCGCAGGTTCTCTCGTCGCCTGAAGATATTAACTTTTCGAACGGCATTACCGTGTCGGATGACGGTGACAATACCGTTACTATCGACGCAGACGAAGTCAACAGAGCGCACGGTTACGTAATGGGCAATATATAACTATGGTACAAGCAAACATTGAAGAAGAAGCCATTAGCATCATCCTCGCAAATGGAGAATCGGCAACCGTTCCGACTGGGGAAACGTGGCACGTATCATTTAATCTTACTATCCGAGAGGCACCTAACACCAACAGCGAACAAGCCGCAGTTTCAATCAACGGAACGGTAATTGCGGGGATTAAGAAAAACAATGAACACTTCCTCGACATGGGTACAATTGTTCTTACTGAAGGCGATACTATCAAAAAAGAACAGGGGGGAGGCGATGTTCACGTAAACGGATTTAAAGTACAAAATACAGTCGATAACACACCAATATCGCAAGTTCTCGCTGCTGGCGATTCTATCACAGTCCCGACAGATGAAGTGTGGAAGGTACGGTTTCCCATTTACAGTTACGACCCAGTTTCAAACGATCCAACCGAGATGCAGGTTAACATTAACAATAATATAGTCTATGCGGCATTTGTTGATGGTCAGCACGCTCAACACCTTATCAGCGATAAAATCATTATTGGAGGAGATACACTTTCTTATGTTCAAGGGCCAGCAGGGGTTCACGTCAGCGGATACAAAGTACAAGAATAGGTATTCTCCAACCAGCTATGTCACACAAAACCGATTTCTGCGACACGAAGTTTGTCATAAAAGAGATAAAATAAATGGCTTCTGAACAAGATACACTCGCTTCGCTCCCGCTCTTTGGGGACCTAACGTTTCGGGAATGGCACGGCTTCGTGAACGGCTTCTACGCTGGCGCTCGATGGGGGTCCCGACAGCACAGCTACGCGCAAGAAACCCACTACTGGCGCAGCGGCTATCTACTCGGAACCGGCTGTCGCTACGCACTACTGTTTGCGGCATACAAATATTTCAGCAATGATTGAACAATTGCCATACCGTTGGCTTGTCGATCAGCACGTACCGCTTGTATTCTTCCTCGTTGCGCTGCTTACGAACCCGTCGTTGTGGTCGCGGAAGGTGGTTTCGTA